ATGGCTAATCTAACATTGTCTGGTACATTCTCTGGTACCATTGATGGAGGTACCTACTAATGGCTACTGATTTCTCTTTGCTTGGTGGTACTCAGTTAGGTAGTATTCCGTCCTCAATGCAGGCTGGTTTTACTGCCGCCGGAGGTGCTCCCACCTCTGGTGTTGACTTAACCGGACTGTTCCGTAACCTGATTGGCACCGCAGGCAATATCTATGCCTCTAATCAGGCCGGTAGTAACGCTGCTCAGTTGGCTGCACAACAGGCACAGGCTTCGCAGTTCCGCCCTGTAGGCGTTACCACTCGCTTTGGTCGTAGTGGCTTCCAGTTTAGCCCCACGGGTGAACTCATGGGTGCTGGCTATCAAGTGGCCCCTGATGTGGCTGCTATGCGTGAGGCTTTGCTGGGTATCTCCGGCGGAGCACTGCAACAGGCACAGCAGCAGCAAGCCATGCAACAGCAGGTCAACCAAGCTGCTCAAGGCTTGTTTGGCTTAGGACAGCAGTACGTTGCACAGACTCCGCAGGCTGCGGCACAGCAGTATCTTGCACAGCAGCAAGAACTGTTAGCTCCTCTGGATGAGCGTGCTCTGGCACAGTTGCAGACGCAACAGTTCCGTCGCGGTACTGGTGGTCTTGCGATGGGTGCTACTGGAGCTACTCCTATGGGTGCTCCTGGTCTGCGTGCTGCGAACCCGGCTATGGAAGCCTTCTACAATGCACAGCAACAGCGTAACGCTCAGTTGGCTGCTCAGGCACAGCAGATGGGTCAGCGGCAAGTTGAGTTTGGACAAGGCTTGCTTGGTGGTGCTCTTAACCTTCAGCGTGGTGGCTATGTTGCACAAGAATCTGCACTGGCTCCGTTCAACGCTGGCTTCCGTCAGGCCGCGAATGTGGAACAGACAGGAATGCAGCCGTTTGAGATGGGTGTTAGCCTTGGCTCCCCCGTGACTGCTGCGGCTCGTCAGGCTGCTGCGATCCAAGCACAAGGACAGGCTGCACAGCAGGCTGCTGATTTCAACCGAAACACCGCAGTTGTCGGCGCTTTGGCTGATCCGGTGTCTAAGTTAATTGGTAAACTGTTCGGAGGTTAATAATGGCTGACGGAATGATGAGTAATCCTTTTCTTGGTTTACTGAACCAAGGAATGAGTCCTGAACAGGCCCAAGCTGAGGTTGATCGGCAACGTGCCTTACAGTTTGCTAACCTCAACCCGCAACAGCGTGTTGCTGCCGGTATCTACGAAGGCATTACTGGCATTGGTCGTGCCTTAGGTGCCCGTGATCCGATGCTTGAGCAGGCTTCGCAGTTGCGTCAGTTGGCACAGCAGTTCGATACCAACACTGCTGAAGGGCTGAGACAGTTTGCTAATGCCGCTAGTTCTATTAATTCTCAAGTTGCACGAGATGCTGCAATGCAAGCTCAACAAATGGCCCAGACGGAAGCAAAAACTGCTCTCGTCCGTCAACAGGCTGTTCGTGAAGAAGCGAAGAATGTACGAGAAGTTCGTCTTCAGGAAGAGTTGGCAAAACTGTCTCCTAATCCATCTGATGACGATGTACGTAATGTGATGATTAAGTTTGGTGATCCTGACAAATTAGTGGCTGCGCTCGAAAAGAAGAATTCGGCAAAACTTGCGGCAGAAGCCAAGAAAGAATCAGACGCAGAAAAACGTGCTTTTGAAGAGCGTATGCAACAGCAGCGTATCGATGCTCAGAAAGAACTTCGTATGCTCATGGCGCAACAAAATAGTGCATTAACTGCCCTGCAACGGGAATCTCTACAAGCTAGGATTGATGCAGCAAAAAAGAAAGTAGATGAATTAGAAGACAAGAAGAAAACCGCTCAAGCCGCTGAAGAAGCCAAGGCTCAGAATGTTCTCGGAATCATTAATAATGTATTGCCGAAGATTAGTGGAATTAATACTGCTGGCTTAGCAGGAAAGGCATTGTCTTTTGTCGCTGGCTCTGATGCCTACGATGTTGCTCGAAACATTGAAACAATCAAAGCCAACATCGGTTTCAAGGAATTAGCTGACATGCGTCAGGCTTCACCCACTGGAGGTGCCTTGGGTCAGGTTGCTGTTCAAGAATTAAACTTCTTACAAGCCGCTATTTCTAATCTTGATATAGGCCAGTCTCCGGATCAGTTACGTCGTAACTTAAATACGGTTAAAAAGCACTACACCCGCTGGCTTGCAACTACTCGTGGTGAGATTCCTCCGGAAGACAAAGAAACTGCCGCTGCCCCGGCTGAAGGAAAGACTGTTAAACGCACTGGTGTTGTGCAGTCCGGCCCTAATGCTGGTAAGCGAGTGATTGAATACACGGACGGTACTCGGGAGTTTCAATAATGGCTGACGAAATCAAGTGGGATGATGAAATCTCTTGGGAAACTCCTAAGCAACGCACAGCAGGCGAAAGCCTTGCTCGTGGTGCAGGTCTAGCTACCCGTGCCGGTATCGGTGCTGTTACTGCTGTTCCTGCAATGCTTGCGGACGCTCCTGTAGCAGTAGGGAATATCGTTAGTTCCTTGTTTGGTGGAAGGACAATGCAGTTGCCTTCCCAAGCACTGCAACAGACGATGACTGCTGCCGGTCTTCCTGTGCCTGAGACTACTGCCGAGAAGGCTCTTTCTGCTGGTGTGGAAGCTGCCGGAGGCGCTGGGCTGACTGCTCAGTTGGCTAAAGGCGTGCAGGCGCTGAAGCCGCTGTCTCAGAGCGTTCCTCAGCAGGTGGCTGGAGCAGGTACTGCCGCTGCTGCGGCTACACCGGTTGCTGAGGTGGTCACGGAAAAGACTGAAAGTCCTCTGGCTGGTCTTGTGGCATCTCTGGTCGTTGGTGGTGCTGCCGGTACCACTGGTGCTCGTGCTGCTGCCGGACGACAGCCACAACTGCCAACTCTTGACGACATCAAGACCCGTGCTCAGGCTCAATATAAGACCATGAGCGATCAGGGTGTTAATCTGAAGCCTAAGAGTGTTCTTGACTTTGTGGACAGTACTGAGACTGAGTTAGCTAAGTTAAACCTGAATCCTAAGTTAGACACCCACAAGCCGGTGGCTACGGTCTTAGAAGACTGGAAGCAAATGGTTGGCTCTCAACGGGTGTCTTTTGACAAGCTAGAGCAGATGCGGTCTAAGATGAACGAACTGCGGTCTTCTAAGGAGCCTGCTACTCGTCGTCTTGCCGGTGCCGCTATTGCTGAGATGGATCAGTTTATTGCCAACATCAAGCCTAACGACATCTTGGCTCAGAAAGGTCAGCTAGACACTGCTGTAACCGCTGTTCAGGCTGCTCGTAAGGACTGGCGTAACCTGTCCCGTGCCAGTGTACTAGAAGATGCTCTGGACATTGCTGAAGCGAAGGCTCTTGATCCGAAGGCTTCTGAAGGTGAGTTGATTCGTCGTCAGTTGATTAACTTGACTGCCAACAAGGAAAAGATGCGTCTGTTTACCGAGAGGGAGCAGAACGCTATCAAATCAGTTGCCAAGGGACGCACAGGCGATCCACTGCTATCTCTGGCTGCTAGGTTCAACCCTGAGCGTAGTCAGTTGGTTGCTGCTGGTAGTCTTGCTGGATTTGCAGCGGAGCCATTCACTGCTACTACGATTGCCGGTGGTGGTTTCCTTGCTGACCGTGCCCTATCTGCACAACGGCGTGCTGATGCTCAACGACTGATGAAGCAGATCGGTTCTGGACAACTTCCTGCTGAAGATGTCAATACCTTGTTTGCTCGGATGTTTGGAGCGTCCCAGGGAGGTAACCAGTAATGTTTGAAATGCTAGGAGGCGGTCTTCTAGGCAGTATCTTCGGTGGCCTGTTCCGGCTGGCCCCGGAGGTACTGAAGTGGCTTGACCGCAAAGATGAACGAAGCCACGAACTGAAGATGTTCTCTCTTCAGACTGACCTAGAGAAGATGCGGGGTGAGTACCGCATGGAAGAAAGGTACATCGACTACGGCATCCATCAAGTAAACGCTATCGGAGAAGCATTCAAGCAGCAAGCCGAAGCCGACAAGAAGGCTTACAAGTGGGTTGCTTCCATCTCTGCTCTGGTTCGTCCCGGTATCACTTGGTTGCTCTTCGGTCTGTATACGGCTGTCAAGATCGTCACCATCATGTATGCTGTCAATAGTGGTTTACCCGCTATCCAGGTCATGCAAGAAATCTGGACTGCTGATGACTTCAGTATGCTCATGATGATTCTGACGTTCTGGTTCCTTGGTCGGAGCATTGAGAAACGTGAACCCCGCAATTGAACTATGTAAGAATGTTCTAGTCAAGCCCTTTGAAGGATGCGCTAAAGTTCTTCCTAACGGAATGGTCAAAGCGTATCCTGATCCGGGCACAGGCGGACATCCGTGGACTATCGGCTATGGCTCTACTGGCCCTGACATCAATCCAGACACAATCTGGACTATGGAGCAGTGTGAGAAGGGCTTAGACGAGCACATGGAGTACTTCTATGTAGGTGTGATGAAGCTCTGCCCCGGTCTGAAGGATGAGCCACCCAGGCGACAGGCTGCTGTGCTGTCATGGGCCTACAACTGTGGACTGGGTAACCTTCGTATCAGTACCTTCAGGAAGAGGATCAACGAGAAGAACTGGGAAGAGGCTGCGCTGGAGTGTCTCAAGTGGGACAAAGCAGCCGGTAGAGTGCTCAGAGGATTGACTAGAAGGAGACAGGCAGAAAGCCTGCTGTTGAAATAATTAAGCCCCTGTCAAGGAACCTTTATAGGAACCTTGCAGGGGCTTTTTTTATTCCGTGAAGAAATCTCCGATCAGGATTTC